GGAGAATGGGTCCAAGCTGGCGACCTCAAGCCTGAGATGCGCCTAATGCCGGGTCGCTGTCGGCTACGTACTCTGAATGGGAATGAGGAAAAGACCTATTGGCAGGTACACCAGCCACATGCTGACTCCAACATCAGGACCACAGATGGCAAGCGGTGGACCTGGGTGCATCGGCTGGTGGCTGAGATGATGCTGGGTGCTGAGTCCGGTGAGGATCAAACGGTTCATCATCTGGATTGTGATAGGTTTAATAATTCTCCGGTGAACCTGAGTCTCGAAGATCGTTCTACCCATGCTAGTTACCACATCGCCGGTCTGGATAACACGAAATACCTACCAGACTGGACACCAGAGCGTCGGGTTGAGATGTCTATCAGGATGGCTGGAAATACTTTCCGGGTTGGTAAAAGGGATTCATTGGAAACCAGGCAGCGTAAGTCTGATTCCGGCCGTGGTCGCAGGAAAAGTGCAGGGTGGCGTAGAAGGATAGGATTGTCTCAACCCAACAGGATCAATATTCCGAGAGGGGACCTGGAGGCTGCACTTGAGGAGTCCGGAACTATTGCCGGAGTTGCCAGGATGTTGGGTGTATCGTGGTCGAAGGCCAAGCGGGCGGTTGCCCAACACGATCTCTTGTCTGATGGAGCAAATCATCGAGTTGTCCGCGTAGAACGCTTGAAGTCAAGGGAAGCTCTTTATGACATATCGGTGCCTGGATATTTTAACTTCGTTTGCAATGGGACGGTGGTTCACAACAGTTACGACATCTACGCCGACGACGCCACGCAGCCAGACTTCCTTAAGAAGCAGACCATATGGGCCACGGCCAAGGATCAGAACATCGAAAAGATGCTCAACGATCTGTTGCACAAGAAACTACGGATCGAAGACGACATCTGGCCGCTTGCCAGAACGCTCTCCAAGTACGGGAATGTCTACGGTGAGAACCTTATCACCAACGAAGGCGTGATCGGTGTCAACTTCCTCCCGGTTCCAACCGTCAGGAGAGTACAGGATAAACACGGCGTGTTGCTTGGTTTCGTGCAGGATACCAGTGGAAGTTTTCAGGTAGGTATTGAGGAGTTTGCGGCATTGCTGATGAGATCGCAGGCCGGATTACCGGCTTCAATGGTCAGGGGCGGACACGAGATGACTGCTTACGAGGACTGGGAGGTTACACATTGGCGATTGGCCTCCAAGCATCTCCGCTCGCTATATGGGTACGGAATCAGCGAGCCTGCTAGGTGGATCTGGAAACGGTTGATGCTCCTGGAAGACGCACTGCTAATCTACAAGCTCACCCGCGCACCGTCCAGGTATGCCTTTTACGTGGATACCGGTGGTCTCGATCAGCAGCGTGCGCTTACTTATGTCGATCAGGTTGCACAGAGGCTTAAGAGAAAAAAGTTTATCAACCCAACCACCGGCAAGCCCGATCTTCGCTACAACCCACTTGCGTATGATGAAGATTTTTTCATTCCCAGTAGAGACGGAAAAGATTCCACCAGGATTGACGTGTTGAGCGGTCCTGATTTTCAATGTCTTACTGGCGCAACCAAGATCCCGCTGATGGATGGTACGGTAGCGACGATAAAGGAACTGTCCGAGCGAAAGCAGTTCGAAGTGTATAGCATGGACCGAGACTCCAAGGTAGTTCCCGGCGTGGCTCATTCGTGTAGGGCCACCAAGGTTGACGAGGTTCTTGAGGTAGAACTAGACAACGGAGAGGTGGTCGAGTGCAGCGGGAACCACCCATTCTTGACCAGGAATGGCAAGTGGGTCCGTGCGGACCAGATTGAGGTCGGGTTGTCGCTTATGCCTTTGTATCGTCGGGTGTCGAACAAGGTTGATGGGGATCCTGTGAACGGGTATGAGATCCTGCATCACCCCGGAACGAAGCGGTGGCAGGCGACGCACCGGATGGTTGTAGAGCACGAAATCGGAAGAAGGATCAAGAAGGACTGCGTGGTCCATCATAAGAACGGGAACAAGAGGGACAACCGGACAGAGAACTTGGGAGAGAAAGATCGAGGGGATCACGCCAGGGACCATGTTCTCGACAGTGGGTATTTGCATACTCCGGAAGTGATCGCACGAGCGCGTGAAGCCAGGCAGACGCCAGAGGCCAGAGGAAAAATGAAAGTTGCATGGGAGGCTGACTCGAACAGGCAGCAGCGGCATCAGGAACGCATGGTCAGGATGATGGCAGATCCGGATCGTAGGCAATTGCACGGTCGGATAATAGGAGAGTGGAATAGGTCTCAGGAACACGTCGAGGCAGTCAAGGGAGAAGGTAATCCAAGGTGGAGATCTGTAACCATAGATGATTTGCGAGCCCTCGTTGCTGATGAAGGTATCCGTCGATTCAAAGACTTGTACCAGTTCGGGTGGAGCCAGAATCTAGCCAGTAGGGTTCTCAAGGAGGCTGGGGTTCGATGGCCTGATTTCGTCGAGCATATTCATGCTGATTACGAGCGGAGTGGTCGGGGGAGATCAGACGAGCGGCCCATGTACCTGAACCACAAGGTTGTTGCGGTACGAAGGACGGGCAGGTTCGAGCAACTGTACGACCTGATAGTGAATGAGTATCACAACTTCGCACTTGAGGCTGGGGTGTTCGTCCACAACAGCGTTGAGGACGTAGAATATTTCCAAAACAAACTTTTTGCGGCGCTCAAGATCCCGAAGACGTATCTGGGCAGAATGGAAGAGGCTGCCAAGGCTGTGCTGTGTTTGACCGGTGATACGAAAGTTCCACTGCTCGATGGTAGAGAGATGACGATGAGGGAGCTTTCTGAACGGTACGATCCTGGAGAGTGTTTTTGGACGTATTCTGTGGATGAGGATGGTCGAGTCGTTCCAGGAAAGTCCAAGAACTCTAGGATTACAAAGCATGATGCCGAGGTGTGGGAGGTTGAGCTTGATAACGGCGAGATGGTTCGTGGGACTGCCGATCATCCATTTATGATGAGAGACGGTTCATTTAGAGAGCTTGCTGAATTGAATCCTGGTGATTCTCTCATGCCGCTGTACAGAAGGATTTCGTCTACTCGTAATGGTCAGAAGCTTGACGGGTATGAGCAGGTGGTTGATCCGGTGAGCAATGAATGGATGTACACGCATCGCGTGGTTGGTGAGTTTGCACAAAGTGAGCGACTGCCAGGGGAGGTGTTCCATCACAGGAATTTCAACAAGCGGGATAACTTGCCAGGGAACATAGAGTTGCTTGAGTCTGGACTTCATATCGGCATCCATTCTCGACATGCGGAGAAGACCCTTGGGCGATCTGATGTTGTGAAAAAAAGGGCTGACTCGTTGCATGATTGGTATGCAAGTGATGAATTGAAGGACCACTGTCGTGCGAATCTCAAGGCCATAAGGAATGACAGTGGATCTAATTTCTGGAAGTGGCTTGGTTCTGATGAGCATCGAAAGCTCAAGTCTGAGCAGATGACCAAGCAGTGGGAAGATCCAGACGGCAGCATGCGGAGTTCGAGAACCAGTGCTTGGCGCTCAAGGATGTCAGAGGTCATGCTCAGTCGGTTGCGTGATGGTACTGCGCCAGATACAGGTGGTGACAGAAATGGACGATGGCGTGATGATGCCTGTGTTGATCGCCTGATCGAGGTTGCGCACAGTTACAGGTGCCGTAGTCGTGATGACCTTGTGAAATGGTCTGGATATAGCCAGAGCTTGATCTACCGCGTGTTGCGTGATGTTGGAACAACGTATGCTGAGTTTTCAGAAGAGCACATGGCCGGTGGGTACAAGTTGTGTGTCGAGGGGAATACGGGCATCCAGTTTGGCCCTCAGAGGAATCCACATCATGCTCGTGCGATGTTGAATCACAAGGTTGTCGCCGTTAGGCGCGTCGGGGTCGAGGATTGTTACGATTTGACTGTTGAAGATCACCACAATTTTGCTATTTCTGCTGGTGTTTTTGTCCACAACAGTCAAGAGGATGTCCAGTTCGCACGTACTATAATGCGCGTTCAGCGCGAGATAAGTAATGGAGTGCGTAAGACATGCCGGGTGCACATGGCGGCTCTCAACATAGCGCCTAGCTCGGTCGAGTACGAGGTGATGATGTCCACCCCGTCAACTATTTTCGATCTGGCTCGGATGGAAGTATGGAGTGCACGTGCTGATTTGTCAGATCGATTAAAGGAAACTGTTCCACTGGATTGGATCTTGCGTCGCATCTTCCAGTTCTCCGAGGAAGAGGCAGTCGAGTTGATGCAGAAGAAAGACTCTGAGAAAAAACATGACATGGAAATTGAGGCAGAAGGATCGGTTGCCGCTGAAAAGATTTCTCAAGCTGCCGAGAAACCGGAAGAGGCAATGGAACTGATGCGTACCAGATCGGTGGCCAGAGCCAAAGACATCATGACCGAAGGAAAAGACATTGAGCATTACCGCAAGCTTGATTCGAAACTCACCAAGCTGTTATCAGAAAGCGGAATGACCAGACAGAAGCTTGCCGAAACAAATCTCTTTCTCCAGGAAGTCAGGTACGGGCTAAGGAAAAGAAAATCAGCATAGTAGCGTAGTGTAACGTAGGGCAGAATACTTCATATCAGCCGATCCGTCCCAAAAAGCAGCTTGCAGCGTAGTGTAATGTATCGTAAAAAAGGTACTTGACATGACTTTTATCCTTTGTGATTATGGTGTTTGTGATTTGTTAATGAAGTGTGATTTTTGGTAACAGGGTATTGAGCGTAATTATCACACGGGAGAGGTCAGGCATGGAGCAAAACGCCGTTGACGTATTCATTCCGAAGTCAGTCCTTGAAGAACTCACAAAAAAAAGCTATGAGCGTATTAGCGGAGTGTTGGTGGAGGCTGTACAGGGGCGTGAGGATCTTTTCGGTGAGGGTGAAGCCAGCGTCGTAGCGACTTTCCCGAGCTACTCAATCGTGGCTACTTCTGGTGGTTCTTTTTTTCGCGTGAAGTACGATGTGAATAAAGACGGCGGTGTCACCCTGAAGGAATCCGAGAAAGTTGACATCCCGATCATGACTCGTGAGGCGGCTGGTGGTTTTGTCAGGTCTGAGGCGCGGAAAGTTTTGGATGAATTCTTCGCTACCGGATCGACCGACAAGCTACGCACACGATTGCGCGAAGTATCCGACGCGGTGTTTTCCGGTTTAACCGTGACGCCTGAAGGCGTGGAAGAGCAGATCAAGATCCGATTGGCTGATGATCGTGTCTGGAAGCAGAACTTCCGGCAGAACGAAGACACTTTCAAGAAGTTCGTTGGTTCTGGACTGGAGAAGATCGAATCTTCCATTCCGAAGGCGAAGTTTGCCGCCATTCTCGACAATACTATCGGCGAAGACCGATACGCTGAGTACCAGGACATTGCGATTGGATCACTTCAGGAGTTGGTCAAGTACGTCGATGCAATGGTCGAGTCGGCCAAGAAAGCACTGGACAGTTCTTTTACCCTGAAGGACGAATTCCAGGTGGAAGATGCCGATAGCGCCGTGTCTGAGTTCAAGGCGTTCTTGGAAGACTACGCCGATGACGTGAGTGGTCTACACGAAGAACTAAAGGATGCTCTGGCAGTCGCAAGCGATTCATGCTTGCTTTGCATGGTCACGGTACATGATTCCGTTACCGCGAAGATGTACGAGTACAAGCTTGCAAGTGCGTTTGTAGATCAATACGCGAATCGGTTTGTGGCGAAGTAGGCTTTAGTGCCGTAGGACAACCGGAGGTTAAAAATGACATTCCCGTTGAGAGACGAAAACGTTGGGACGATGGAAGAGGATTTGAAGCAACTCGGAATCGATCCTTCCACACTGGATTCCGCCGTTCAAGATACCGTTGGTGAGCGGGTATATCCGGCAGGCGGTCTGATGCAGGGTGAACGCGAGGGTCAGCACCTACAGGAAGACAACAACACCAACGATGAACTGGTAGATCTGGATGTGAAGGACGTGATCCAGGAAGAGTTGGGCGAAGACGATGAGTTCAAGACCCTATCGGAAGAGGAACTGGATACGGTGGCTAAGGCTGTCCAGGAAGAGATGGGTGAGGCCGAAGGCGAAGTCAGTGAACTCAAGAAAACCATCGTCAAGTTGGCCCGGGGAGCCCGTGCGCGGGTTGCCAAGGTTACCCGTCGGGTTTCCCGTCGCGGACAGAAAGCGGTACTGGCTCGTAAGGCGAAGATTTACAGGGCCAAGGCCGCTACCAAGAAGCACATGGCTCGTTCCGCGAAGATTCACAAGCAGACAAAGACGGCAACTGGCAAACGGATGATCATTCGCCGGGCTGGCCTAGAACCGGTTGCTAATATCGCGGAAGAGATCGACAGGATCATTGAATCGGTCAATCCGGCCGTCCAAGAGCCGCCTCCCGTAGAACTGGATCAGACCACGGTGGAACACGCCGAGTCCATGCGCTTGTCCACGCTGGTTGGATGCATGATCGCTAACCAGTTCGAGGAAGCCGAAGAGTACGAGAGCGCAGATGCCCTGGATCGTCTGTCCGACAAGTCGGAGGAAATCCAGAACAAGTTACTGGAAGGCACACTCACCCCGGAAGAGGCCGAAGAGCCGATCAAGAAAGTCCTATCCGGCGTGGCCTGTGCAATGGAGGCATACGACGAAATGGAAGAGAAGAAATCCGGCAAGAAAGAGCAAGGTGACGAAGATCCAGTTCCGGGATCCGAACAACCAGACAAGGAACCGGACGACGAAGTTCCAGACAACGACACCGACGTGGAGTACGAGTCCAAGTGTCCAGAGTGCGGGCTAGAAGTCCCAGAAGGTTCAAAGTTTTGTCCTTCCTGTGGCACCAGCCTGAAGGTGTCCGGTGGTGAGGACAAAAAGGGTAAGCAGCGTGAAAGAAAAAACTAGAGCAGGCCGACGCAAAGAAGAGAAAAACTCTTCGTGGAAAGCTCAAGCGTCGGTCATCTTACAAAACAGGTCGCAGGGAATTGATAGGGTACGAAAAGCCGGACCCGAACAACAGGAAGCCTAAGTATAAAATGAAAAAGAAGCCTGGACAGATCGACCGTACACCACTGAAAGGCAAGTTCAGATGGAGGGAATGGTAATGGGGCAGAAACTCCTTATTGACACAATGCCGTTCCATGTCCAATTCGTAGAGGGCAAAGACGGTGGTGGTAAATTAATAGCTCGTGGAGAGTATGCCAGGTTCGACAAACCAACTGATAACAACCGGGTTTACCCAGTCAATGTTTGGAAGAAGAACCTCGGAAGATTGGCGGAAGCTATCAACCGTCGCCGTGTATTCGGGGAATTGGATCATCCAGGTGACGGAAAAACGAAGCTTCAGCGTGTGTCACACGTCACGACACAGTTAAGAACCAATGATGACGGCACAGTTTTTGGTGAGTCCGAGCTTCTGGACACGCCAAATGGCCGGATTCTAAAGGCGCTATTTGCAGCCAATTGTGAAGTTGGTGTTAGCAGTAGGGGTTTCGGATCGACGAAGGCTACAAATGACGGGAGAGAGGTCGTTGGAGAGGATTACAAGTTACTTGCATTTGACTTCGTAGCCGATCCTGCTACCAAAACTGCATACCCAGGTATTTTTGCCGAAGAATTGGAACACATACCGGAGGGCGACATGGGACTTACGCTTGAGAGGTTGAAAGCTGATTATCCTGGACTGGTAGAAGAATTCAAGAAGCAGATCAGCCAGGAATCAGACAAGAAACTACTTGAAGCCACTGAACTCAGCAACAACATCAGCGAGGCTGTGGCTGCCGCAGAGAAGCGCGTGGAAGATCGCATGAAGGGCAAATTCACTCAGGATCTTCTTCATGAAGTGGAGAAGATGCGTACCGAAGCTGAAGAAAAGGTACGTGGCGAGTTGACTTCCGACCCAGACGTGGCTGGTGCCAAAGTGGCGTTGGAACAGGTCGCTCAGGTTCTTTCCCCGTTCTTCGCTCCGCCAGAGGCCGCCGAGATGGTGAAGGTGAAGGATGAGGAAATCACAGCCCTCAAGAAGCAACTGGCCGAGAAAGACCTGGAGCTTCACCAGTCCAAGACCGAGAACGATGAACTGGCCAAGGTTGCCAAGAAGGCTGCCTACACTCTACACCTAGAGCGCAAGATCAAGGATCTACCTGAAGAGACAGCACAGATGGTTCAGCAACTCATCGGTCAGGTCGAGGAATTCGATGGTGTTGAGGAAATCGACACCAAAGTAGAAGCGATCAAGACTGAACTGGAGCGCCGATCCGAGGACGAAGCGAACTCCGCCCCAAGGGAAGAAGTCGAGGAACGTGACAGGAAGATCGAGGGACTAGAGGAAGAGAACACCAATCTGCGTGACGCGGTAACGCAGTTACAGGAACAGAGCGAAAAGCTCATTGATGAATCCGGCAAGTTAGCCCTCAAGGTCTACATCGAGAACAGGCTGACTGGTCACCCGGAAGCCTCCAGGCTTCGGAAGGTGCTTGAGGGAGCAGACTCCGAAGGAGAGGTTGACAAGATCATCAAAGAGCACACCCTAGATGAGCGTGACGCCGATGAAATGGCCCGGATACGTGCGCGAACAGCCAGGGGCCGCGAGCGTGATCCGGCAGAAGATGAACTCGGACATCGTGAGACATCACCAGGACAGATTACCGAGGATAGTGAGTCAGAAATCTTCGGTGTATCAATTCAGGAAATCGCAGATATCTCTGGAGTAAATTCGGAGGTTTCGCAGTAATCACTGGCGGGGCCTGCCTTGCCCCCGTATAACCAAGGAGGATGAACATGGAAGCTCGTAACATGCAGCTTCTCACGGAAATGGGGGCCAATACGATCCACGACAAGTCATACGTGGCTCAGTTGGCCGGAAAGTGGGCTCCGCTGCTCCGTGGGATAAACGACCCCTACAAACGTGGCGTGACAGCGATCTTGATCGAGAATCAAGTTCGGCACATGCGGAAAATCCAGGAAGATGATACGCGCACCAGCAACATCGCGTATTTCACGAAGTTCATCTTTCCGATTCTTCGCAAAGTGTTCCCGAACCTGATCGCCAACGAGATCGTCAGCGTCCAACCGATGACGGCTCCTGTCGGAGCGGTCTTCTTCTTCAAGTACCTGTACGGGTCCTCGAAGGGACCGACGGCTTCAGGCGACGAAATGATCGCCAATTTCGACCGCTACTACTCTTCGGAGTACGTGGATGGCGAAGTAGCCGTGGCCAGCGCCTCCGGTTCCGAGTGGGGTCCGAGTGGTGCCGGTGCCTACACAGCACTCTGGACCCCAGTTCGTCCGCTGGACGCGACGAAGGGGTGGTCGGTCACCGTCAAGGATGAGCAGCCTGACGGCACCGTTGACCAGACGGGCGTGGACGATGGAGCGGGAAGCTTCGCAGCTTCCCCGCAGGTGTCCGCTGGTGTGATCAACTACACCAGTGGTGCAATCACCGCCTTCAAGTTCAGCGCCGACCCGACTGCCGGTAACAGCGTCAAGGTGTACTACCGGTACAACAGCGAATTCAACGACAAGATTCCAGAGGTTTACCTGGAACTCGCCATGGAAACTGTGCATGCCGAGAGCCGGAAGCTCAAGGTACGTTGGTCCCCCGAGGCCAGCGACGATCTGCGGGCAATGCACGGCATGGACGCGGAATCTGAACTGATCACCGGTATCAGCCAGGAAGCAACTCTGGAACTGGACCGCGAGATCGTCATGGATCTGTTGGAGTGGGCAACCCTCACGACAGATACATGGGATCGCTCGGTGCCCGCTGGCACCAGTGAGCTAGATCATATCCGGTCCCTGGTTACCGTCCTTTCGGGCGTGTCGAACCAGATTCACAAGAAGACTCTGCGGGCACCCGCAAACTTCATCGTGACTTCGCCGGAAATCTGCTCGCTGATCAGCCAGTTGACCACGCACCAGGATTTCAGGCCATTCTACTCCAGTGGAATCGCCCAGAGTCCGACCGCTCCGATGGATGCGATCATGGTGCCACCGAGTTACGGACCGCTGACCAGCAACTTCGGAGTTTTCAAGGTCGGCACCCTGATGAACCGTTGGGTGGTTTACCAGGATCCGTTCTTCACCAGCAACAAGATGCTTCTTGGTCTACGTGGTCGGTCCTTCATGGATGCGGGCTACGTTTGGGCACCATACGTGCCGCTGGAGATGACGACTACGTTCCTGCACCCCGACGATCAAGGGTTCAGGAAAGGGCTGCGTACCAGGTATGCCACAAAGCGGCTGCGGCAGAATTTCTACGGCACCGTTACGGTCAACAACCTGTAACGTGAGTGACGTGGAAGCTGTAAGGCGTTAAGCCCTCGAACTGTGGGCAGTGTACCGAAGGGAGAGGTGCAGCCGGACTGCCCTCTCCCTTTTTTCTTTCAAACTGGAGGAAGTCATGGCAAGGAAGAAATATTGGATCAAGCGGTCTCTGTTGCCCGAAGACAAAAACGACCGTGCTCAGGTAACGAAGGTTGTTCGCTGGCGCGTGGGCAACGGCAAGCAGATGTGCGCCAGTCTCGGCCCGGATACTGTGATCGAAGGTGACTTCGATGACCAACCGGATCTGGAGCAGTACAAAAGGCCGGGACCAAAGAAGCCGGAGATCAAGTCAGAAAAAGTGGAGACACCTGCCAAAGGTGCTGAAACAAAGTCGGAGAAAGTATCCGGTAAGGGGAGAAAAGAAAAGTAGCATACCCGGCTCTCCCGACTGGATGTAGTAAAGCTAGCCCAGGTGGTTAGATGAAAGATTACTAGACGGATTTTTCTAATTCTCCAAATGGAGGTAACATTATGAAACTGAGAGTTACAAATAACGGGTCAGATCCCCACTTCATTGAGACGCGCTATTTCTCGATTGAAGCCGGAGCCACGGTGGTAATCAGCAACGCGGTAGCCAACGACATAATCGCGTTGAAGGATGAGGCCGATGTTGTCCTGGAGATCGAGTACGAAGCTGGAGATCTCAAGGTCTACACGGTGGAGTGGGTTGCCACACCGGACGCGACAGGTGGTGCAACCACATCGGCAATCGAACTGAGGATCGTGGATCAGTACGGTATCCCGATTGACGACGCGGTTGAGTTGGTTCTGGGAGCGTTCGATGACGCTTACTGCGCCACCGTGGCTGCCAATGCAACACTGAACACGGCTACCAAGGGCACGATACAGAGCGGTGCCGCCTCAAACGCGCTATACATAGTGACCGATGCAGATGGCCACTTTGCCTGCACCTTGACGGATGCAGCAGACGAGACGGTCTATCTGGCTGGCGGATCAGCATCAGGCAAGGGTCTGATCGACTGCCTCGATGTTGGTGACGTGACATACAGCGCGTAGTGGTAGGGAACTAAGTTCCTTGGGGTGGGGCAACTCGCCCCAAGGGGATTATTTTTCGTGGTGGAGGTTGTAATGTCGGCTGAGTACGAGCTTCCCCGCGACAGGGAGGCAATCATCGATTATGTTAAGCGCAAGCTTGGCTATCCGAATGTCAACGTTGAGCTTACACCAGAGCAACTCAATGATTCATTCGGTGATTCTCTCAGGTGGTTCATCAGCGGGAAGGG